AATAAAATATAAATTTCAAAATTAATTATGAGTGAAGTAAAAGTAAATAAAATAAGTCCAAGAACAAATTGTGGTACTGTTACATTAGGAGATAGTGGTGACACTATTACAATTCCTGCTGGTGTATCAATAACAAACTCTGGTACTGCATCAGGTTTTGGTGCAACAGGTGCTGTGTCTTGGAACACAACAGTTAAGACATCGGGATTTACAGCGACAGCTGGTGAAGGATATTTTTGTAATACAACAAGTGGAGGATTTTCAGTTAACCTTCCAGCAGGAACTGCAGGAGCAGTTGTTGGAATTAAAGATTATGCAAATACATTTGATACAGGCACGCTAACATTAGTTCAAAATGGTTCAGATAAAATTGGTGGTTCAACTGTTAATGCAACTTTAACAACAGAAGGTATTGCAGTAACATTAGTATTTATAGATTCAACACAAGGTTGGTTAGTGACAGATTCAGGTTTACAGTCAGAAGCACCGACTGCAACATTTGTTGCAGCAACTGGTGGTACAATTACTACTGATGGAAATTTTAAGATCCATACGTTTACAGGGCCAGGAACTTTTTGTGTATCAAATGCAGGTAATGCAGCTGGGTCAAATACAGTAGAATATTTAGTAGTAGCAGGTGGTGGTGCTGGTGGAGGAGACTTAGGTGGCGGTGGTGGTGCTGGTGGATTCAGAACTGTTTATCCATCTCCAGCATCTGGAGGTTTACCAGTTACAGCTACAGGTTATCCAATTACAGTTGGTGCAGGTGGTGCTCCTCAATCAGCACCAAATCCAAGTGGAGGTGGTAGAGGAAATTCAGGATCAAATTCAGTTTTTGCAGGTTCATCAACTATTACATCAGCCGGAGGTGGCGGTGGTGGTGGTGCTCCTGAAGCTATGGGAGAAGGTGCCGGTGGTCCAGGGGGATCAGGTGGCGGTGGATCTGGTTACTGGCCAGTGCCCACAGGAACAGGTGGAACAGGTAATACTCCTCCAACTCCTGTGTCTCAAGGAAATAATGGTGGTGCTGGTGGTAATGGTGGCCCTGCTTATCCAGGTGGTGGAGGTGGTGGAGCTGGAGCTGTAGGAACAACTCCTCCAAATAGTTCTCAACCAGGAGGTGCTGGTGGAGCAGGAACTCAACTTAACATTGATACAAATAATTATTATTGGGCTGGTGGAGGTGGTGGAGGTTCTTACACACCTGCAAATGGCGGTCCTGGTGGTATTGGTGGTGGAGGTGGTGGAGGTTCTGATTTTGGACCTTCAGGAGCAGGTCCTGGAAGTGGTGGAGGAAGTGCAATTAATTCAGGTGGGGATGGAAATGTTGGTCCTGCAAGTGGTGGAGATGTTACTGGTGGAGCTGGTGGAGCAAACTCTGGTGGTGGCGGTGGTGGTGGTGGACACGGAGGAACTTCAGGTGTTCAACCTAACAATAAAGGTGGTAATGGTGGTTCAGGAATAGTAATTATAAGGTACAAATTCCAGTAGTTGAATGAATAAAATTTATAATATATAATAGGAGATAATTATGGCACATTTTGCAAAACTAGGATCTAATGGAAAAGTTATTCAAGTATTAACACTTGATAATAAAGACATGTTAAATGCTGATGGTGTTGAAGATGAAACAGTAGGTCAAAATTATTTAGAAAGACATAATAACTGGCCTGCTCAAATGTGGATACAAACTTCATACAATACATTTAATAATCAACATAATTCAGGTGACAATTCAAAAGCGTTTAGAGGTAACTATGCAGGTATAGGATATACTTGGGACGAAGACGATGAAATCTTTTGGCCTAAAAAACCTTTTGCATCTTGGTTAAAAGATATGGAAACAGCAACTTGGAAATCACCAATTGGTGATGCTCCAGAACTAACAGAAGAACAAAAATCACAAAACGATGCTGCTACTCATGCATGGAATTATGTCTGGAACGAAGATAACACAACATGGGATTTGACAGACTCTAAAGCTTAATATATTAGTCATGTGGGTGGCATGAGAAAAATTACTTTATCAGAACAAGCTTTATATTTTGGTGATGTAGCAATGCCTAAAGATTGGGACATTGACCGAGATAAATTATCAGGCGACATTCTACAATCACAAATTCAGAACAAAGAATTTCCATTTTCAAGAACTTGGGATATGTTAAATACGTATATACGAGATCACATTCGTCTTGAACATGATATCAGTCTTATTAACAAAGAAACGTGGGGTAACATTTATAAACCTGCAGAGACTACAATTCCTTTATTAAATGTTGATCCACTAGATTTACGAAACTCACCAGACTTTACATTATTATATGGTGTAAAAATTAAAGACTGTATAGTCCGAATTCACTATGAAGATAACAGACGTAAAGGAAGAAATTGGGATATACCTTTAGAAAACAATAAATTCTTAATGTTTCCATCTACCAATATGTATTACTTAACTAATAATCAAAAGGATAGTTTAAATTTCGTACAAACTACTACGTATGAATATATCTAATTATTATTGGTATTTCAGTGGTGCGCTTACACCAAAGTTTTGCGATGATGTTATAGCATATGCTAATGAACAAAAAGAAGTAATGGCTAGAACAGGTGGTTATGGAGACAGAAAATTAAACAAGCAAGAAGTATTAGACTTAAAAAGAAAAAGAAACTCTGATTTAGTATGGTTAAATGATACTTGGATATATAAAGAATTGCATCCATATGTGCATCAAGCAAATAAAGCAGCTGGTTGGAATTTTGATTGGGAAAGATCTGAGTCCTGTCAATTTACAAAATATAAGTTAAATCAATATTACGATTGGCATTGTGATAGTTGGGATAAACCATATGAAAAAGAAGGGCCCGACAATGGTAAGATTCGAAAATTATCTATGACTTGTCAGTTAACAGATGGTTCTGAATACAAAGGTGGTGAATTAGAATTTGATTTTAGAAATTATGATCCACATATGAGAGATGAAGCTAAACATTTAAGAAGAGCAAAAGAGATATTACCTAAAGGATCTATTATTGTATTTCCTTCATTTGTGTGGCATAGAGTTAAACCAGTAACATCAGGCACAAGATATAGTCTTGTTGTTTGGCATTTAGGAAAGCCGTTTAGATAATGTATATTAATAATTATTTTAACACAATTATTTGGTCAGAAAATAAACCAGAGTTTGTTAAGTCTTTAAATAAAGCAAGTAACAAATATATTAAAGAGGCAAAAACAAGAGAAAAGAAATTTATAAAAGAACATGGTGATTTTGGAAGATCATATCATTCAACACCATTGACGTTAGACAATGATTTTTTTGATTTTAGAAATTATGTTGGCCAAAAGTCTTGGGAGTATTTAGATCATCAAGGTTATGATATGTCAAAATACACAACTATGTTTAGTGAATTATGGGTACAAGAATTTGCTAAAAAAGGTGGTGGTCATCACTCAGCACACGTACATTGGAATCAACATGTATCAGGATTTTATTTTTTGAAATGTTCAGACAAAACTTCTTATCCGATATTTCATGAACCAAGAACAGGTGCAAGAGCTACTAAATTAAAAATGAAACCAGACATTAAAGGAATATGGTCAGGTTCAGAACTAATTCACTTTAAACCTAAACCAGGCACGTTAATTATATTTCCAGGATTTTTGGAACACGAGTTTGCTGTAGACTTTGGTATTGAACCTTTTAGATTTATACATTGGAACATACAAGCTGTGCCGAAAGAAATGGCAAAAGATGTTTAAAAAGAAAAAGTACACAGTCATTCGACAAGCTATATCAAAAGATCTAGCAGCTTTTATTGCAAATTATTTTTGTATGCAAAAACAAGTTTATGATACTTGTAGACAATCAAGATATTTTTCACCATTTGAAAATATTATTGGACACTATGAAAGTGAAAATGAACAGATTCCAAACACATATTCTCATTATTCTAATATAGCTATGGAAACTTTATTACTAAAGTGCCAACCAGGTATGGAAAAAGCGACTGGACTAAAGCTTTACCCTGCTTACACCTATGCAAGAATATATAAAAAAGGTGATGTCTTAAAAAGACACAAAGACAGGTTTAGTTGTGAGATATCAACTACCATGAATCTTGGTGGGGATGACTGGCCAATTTATCTAGAACCATCTGGAGAGGTTGGTAAAAAAGGTGTTAGAGTAGATTTAAAACCAGGAGATATGTTGGTTTATTCTGGTTGTGAGCTAGAGCATTGGCGAGAAAAATTTAAAGGTAAAGAATGTGTACAAGTATTTTTACATTATAATAATCGTAAAACACCAGGTGCTAAAGAAAATATGTTTGACAAACGTCCTCATCTAGGACTTCCCTCTTGGTTTAAGAGATGATATAATCTCGATGTGTGGGGGGTTTACCACCTCAATCACCAACCCCTCACGCTTAATGGAGAGATATGTTAGGAATTACAGCAATTGCACAATCACCTATTGCAGCATTAGGAGGAACTAATGCAAGTGTTGAAGTAACAGGTATTGCACTTACCACAGCAACAGGTTCAGTAAGCATAACTGCAATTCAAAACCCAACTATTCAACTAACAGGTTTACCTCTTTCTACAACTCTTGGTGAAATACAAGTTGATCCTGATGTTATTGTTACAGGAGAACAATTAACAACAGTAATTGGACCATATTCAGTACAAGCAGATGCTACTACAACTATTGTTGCAGGATCAGAAAAAGAATTAGAAACATCTGTAGGAACTGTTACATTAATTAGTGCTGTTGACGCTCCAGTCACAGGTGTACCTATGACTTCAGCTGTTGGAGATGTTGATACGACCTTTACAGTATTAGTTGATGGAATAGATCTTACTACTTCAACAGGTACAATAGCTGTCACTGGTGATGCTAACGTAAATGCAACAACTAATTTACTAACAATATCTGACCAAGCTGTTGATGTATCAATAGATGTTACCGCTTCAATAACTGGATTGACTACGATGACTACAGCTGTTGCTTCAGTGACTGTAGATTTAGATACTCCTGTGGATTTAACTGGACAACAATTATCTATAAGTGTTGGAAATACAGGAACAATAGCATGGTCTAACGTTGATCCAGATGTAAGCAATGTCTGGGTTGAAGTTGATATTGCAGCATAATAGGATTATAATACAAATATGGCATCTACATTTTCGACAGATTTAAAACTTGAACTTATGGCTACTGGTGAAAACGCTGGTACATGGGGAACAAAAACAAACACAAACTTAAATTTGGTTCAACAAGCAATCGCTGGTTTTGAATCAATAAGTGTTACAACTACATCCATTGGTTTAACAATGGATGATGGATCTATATCTCAAGCAAGAAATATGGTTTTAGCTTTTGGTGGATCTTTAACAGGTGACACGAGTGTAACTGTTCCTAACTCAATTGAAAAAATATATATTCTTGATGATCAAACTACACATAACACGAGCACAATAACTTTTAAAACTGCAAGTGGCACTGGATTTGCAATGAGTCAAGGTAAAAAACATTTAGCATATTCAGACGGTACAAATATTAATAGAGTTGATTTGTCTAGTTTAGGTGGCGAGATAGCCACAGCATCAATTGCTGATAATGCAATAACGACTGCAAAAATTTCTGATAACCAAATCGTTACAGCTAAAATTTCTGACAATCAAATTACGACAGTGAAAATTTCAGATAATCAAATTACGACCGCAAAAATTGTAAACAATGCAGTGGACTCAGATAAATTAGCAAGAAAGTTTACAATCACAACTAATGTTACTCCAGCAGGAGGATCTGACGGAGATCTTTGGTTCGTATATTCATAGGAGTTTAAATGGCTGAGACTTATGTAAGAAACTCCAGTGCTTTTCAAAAAGCAAACCAAGTATTCGCTAATGTAAGCGGAACGTATCAAGAAGTAAATGAAGCATATGCTAATGTAAGTGGCACTTATAAATTAATTTTTAGTGCTTTTGAAGCTACATCCTTTGTTACATTGTCTTCAGGTTCAGGAACATTTACAGTTCCAGATAATTCAAACGCAATTCATATTCAAGCTGCTGTTGGTGGTGGAGGTGGAGCTGCTGGTGGGGCGAGTTACGACAAAGCTGGTGGAGAATCTGCAGGTGCTGGTGGTGGCTCAGGTGCTTACATTTCTGACAAAATATTTTCTGTAACAGAAGGTGAAACACTTTCTTATAGTATTGGTTCAGGTGGTTCAGGTGGTAATCAAACTTCTAATTTTCAACAACCAAGAATCGCAAGTGCTGGTAATTCAACCACTTTATCTGGATCAAGTGCAGGATCATTATTTTCATTAGGCGGTGGTGGTGGATCATCAGGTACAGGTGGTGGCGTACAAGGACCATTAAGAACAAATACAGCAGGAACACCTGGATCAGCGACAGTTTCATCAAGTGTAAGCACAGGCACCTTTAGGGACTCTGATGGTGTAACAAAAAATGTAAGTACAAATACATCTGGACCTGCAGGTACTTTTAATGATAGCGGTGACGGTGCAACAGGTAGTTTATCAGGATCAGGTAACTGTGGAGGAGACAACTGTAGAATTAATGGTTTTGCTGGTGCAAATTCTTATGATGGAGGAATATCTGGAGGAGCTGGAGGTTCATCATCTGGAGGTGGTACAAACGGATCACCAGGAACAAGAGGTTCAGGTGGAGGCGGTGGAGCTGCACAAGTAAGTGGTGGAGGAAGTACAAATGGTGCTACTGGTGGTAATGGTGAGATTGTTTATAGATTCATCAGAATCTTGTAGTGTTTGTAAGACCACAAAAAATAATTTTTAATAGTATATTACAAAAAGAAAAATTAAATTTGATTAAACCGAGACAATTTAAATTAAATTTTGAACTTATAAATCAACTTAAAAGTGATATTGCAGAAAAAGGTTTACTTTGCCCTTTAGTCATACATATTGATAAAACACTTTTAGATGGACATCATAGATATGAAGCTATAAAAGACTTTTGTACAGAAACTCTTGTATACGTTGTAAAAGATAAAGATATGGAAAACCTATTGTCAAAGCTTAATAGCTATATTTGGTTTGATACAAAAGGCAATTTAAATGACTAACATTACAAAATGGTTTGGTAATCCAATATATATTTCTCAAATACAAAATTACGAAAAAATAAATAAAAAAATATTGCCTACACTTGACTCCATAACTCCAACAAATTCTCAATACGCACGAACAACGGACATAAAAGCAAAAGACTTACAATCTATTGATGATAATTTACATTTAGATCCAAGGTTTAAGGAATTATATGATCAAATTACACAGGCGTTGATCGCTGCAATCCATGGTTTACATTATGATTTAGAATTGTTTGAGCTTTATATTACAAAATCATGGGCCACATATTCTAACAAAGATCAATTTATTTCATACCACAGGCATATGACAAGTCATTTTAGTTTTGTTTATTATGTAAAAGCAGATGATCAAGGTAATTTATTCTTTATAGATGATGAAGCAAATAAAGTTGGATTGAACATCCCCAAGAGAGATCCCTATTTTAAAAAATGGGATGAGATTAATTTTGCAAAAGCTGAGTATCCAGCAAAAACTGGTAATATTATAATCTTTCCATCTATGCTTTTTCACGAGACAGGCATAAATGAAAAAGAAGAACCACGTATTTCAATATCAGGAGATGTGCTTTTGACTATGAGAAAAGGTATAAAATCTGAGCATAACATGCCATCACCTACGACTTGGAAGAAGCTTTAACATGGTGTAAAATACCGTATGCCTCTTACAAATGTAAAATTACTACCAGGTTTTGATAAAACAGATACACCTTCAGGAGCTGAAGGCAGATGGATTGATGGTGATTTCGTTAGATTTAGATATGCACAACCAGAAAAAATTGGTGGATTTGCTGCTATAGGACAAAAGACTATTGCAGGTCCTGCACGTGCTCAACATACTTGGACTGATTTACAAGGAAGAAAGTATGCTGCCATTGGGACATCAAAGGTTTTATTAATTTATTATGAAGATGCTTTTTATGATGTAACCCCTTTAGAGACAGGATTAACTGGTGCTACATTTACATCGGTAAACGGTCAATCAACTGTAACAGTAAACAAAACTGCACATGGATTTGTATCTGGTGATTATTTTATATTTGAGTCTGTCACTTTACCAGGTGGTGGTGCAACAAGTTTTACAACTGCAAATTTTACTGATCAAACATTTGAAGTAATTACTGCTGCCGCAGATACTTTTACAATTACAATGGCATCGAGTGAGACAGGAACAGGTATGACTGCCGCTGGTTCTGCAACACTTAGAGCTTACGTAGAAATAGGACCAACCATTCAAAC